GAACTGTGGAATTCTCTAGGGACAAAGATCAACGGTTCTTTTGGGAAGATGCTCGAGGACCTCAGAGGTTTACCGAAAATGTTGGTGTTATCCGGGATATGCCACAGGGTTCTTCAGCCCTAGGTCATCTCAGATTCCAACGTTCCGGCAAGTACGATCGTGAATCTCTGAAGCAGGATATTGTGCATGAGCTCGATAGAAAGAATCTCTTTTTATCGAATCATTTGGACACACACTTTGAACAAATCCTCTATGACTTTACAAAGTTTGACTTTGGTAATAGTCAGGGTGAGGGCTTGACATTGGTTGCTGGTGATCGTACTGGACCACAATGGGACTTTACTGGAAGTGCAAAACACTTCAAACGAAGTCTCATCTGGCCTAGGATCCCTCCAACCATCAATAGTGTGATGGCCTGCGCAGTTCCTGAACCACTCAAAGCTCGGATTATCACAAAAGGGTTTGCTGAGACACAATGTCTCAAGCCGCTTCAGGAAGCCATGTGGAAAGCTCTGGGTGAATACCCAGAATTTGCCCTTACACATGGAAAGGACATACAACTCTGCGTAGACTCATTGGGTCCTTTGGGACCCTCTGAGGTCTGGGTATCAGGTGACTATGAATCGTCAACTGATCTCCTATCACAACCATGTTCTCAACAGGTCCTTAAATGGATCTGTGAGGAGATTGGTGATGATAACGTTACGAGTTGGGCCCTTTGGGAGAATGGGAACCATGAAGTGTACTATCCAACGTGGACGGGCCTTGAGCCCGTCACTCAAAGGAATGGACAACTCATGGGATCCTTTCTCTCCTTCCCCCTCCTCTGTATCCTGAACCGGATCACCGTCCTCGGAATTGGCAAATCACTTATCAATGGTGACGACCTTCTTTCAAGGATGGATGAAAGGTTTGTGGATACATGGAAGGAAAGAGGACGTCAACTTGGCCTCAAACCATCGATTGGAAAGAACTTTGTTAGTCGTGTTTTTTGCACGATCAACTCACAACTTTTCATTCGTGGAAAAATGTCAAGAGTCGGGAGACCAGGATTGTGGTATCGAGGGGGGAACCCTATTGATACTACGTTCGCTGAGCTCGAGGACTTCCTCAGAAAGCGAC